GCTGAAACGCCGCGACAAGAGCCGCGTCCATCTCAGTCCCGCTCCTCGATCGTGAACTTCAGGCCCAGCGCCGACAGGGTGGACAGCGACGCCGATTGATTGGCGGGAACGAACCCTTCGACCATAGGCGTCGCCACCTCGGCGACCGCCCCGTCTATGGTCGGGCGGCGCAGCAGGGTCGTGATCGGAACCGTCGCCTTACCCGCTCCGTCGGCGGTCACGGCGTCCGCCGTCAGATACAGATATCTCTGACCCGCCAGGATCAACGAGATCCATTTGACCGGGATCGTCACGCCGGGCGCCAGGCCGCGCAGCGGAACGGCGTTGCCCGCCGCGACCCCGTCCACCACCGGCGCGCCATAGTCTCGCGCAGGCGACCGATCCGGAACCTTCATCACCAGCGGCTCGCGCTTGCCGCGCGTCAGGTCCGCGAACAGCTTCATCCCGCACGCTCGCGCGTCGTGGGCTGGAATGGTTACGTCCCAGGCCCAGTGATCGCCCTTGCGGGCCAGCGGCTGGTTCGATCCGCCGAACGCCGGACGCAGCACATTGCCGGCGGCGACCTCGCGGAACTCATAGGTGGTGGTGCGCGGCAGCGTCTGCAGCAGAATGGTCATTTCAGTCGATACCGCCGCGCCGCATTGGCCTGGGCCTGATCCGCCCGCGACTGGGCGATGGCCGCCTCGGTGCCTCGCCGCGCCGCAGCCTCGGCGATGGCCGCTACGGCCGCGTCGCCGTTGGCGCCCGACACGTCCACGCTGACGCTCAAGGCGCCGACGCCGAACGCGCTGCGAACCCGGTTCGCACTGTCCATGGCCCGGTTGACCGCGTTCAGGGCGGGCGCCGCCACGACCCCGCCGTCCGCATAGCCCTTCAGCCCGCGCCTCAGGGCCTCGACCACGGCTGGGCCGCCGTGCCGCGCGACGTCGCGCTGCGACCACACCACCTCGCCCGCATGGACGACGCCGGCCGGTTGAAGGCGCGGCCCAGGGCCGGTGTAACCGCCGCTGTCGAAGCCGGGCAGGTAGTCCAGCAGACTCTTGACCACGCCGGCGCCCCGCCCGCCGAAGGCGGCGTTGATGAGGCTGAACAGCCCGTCCGCCAGACCCTCCAGCGCCTTCTGTTTGAAGGCATCCCCGGCCCGCTCGGTCAGACTGCCGAAATCCCGCCCCGCCTCGACCACCAGGTCGCGGAACCGCCCCTGCGTCGTGGCATCGTCGATGGCCTGGACCTCGCCCTCGGCCACGCCCCGCGCCGCCGCCGCATTCAGTTCGGGGCGCAGGCGCAAGAGTTCGTTGATCCGCTCCACGATCCACAGTTCACGCTCAGCGGCTTCCGTCGCACGACGGTCCCCGCGCAGGGACGCCAGCTGCGCCTCCATGGCCAGCCGATCCATCAGCTGGTCGTTCAGCAGCTGTTGATAATCGGCTTCCCGCTCCAGTTGGCGACGACGGCCTTCCAGGATCAAGTCCACCTGTTCTTCGGCCTTGGCCCGCTCTTCGGCGCGCTGTTCCGCCGCATTCAACAGCGACAGATGCTCCAGGGCCTGCGCCTGCGCATCGGTGTATCCGGCGTCTTCATATTGCGCCGTCAACTGCGCCAGCCGCTGGCGTTCCTCCGCCGCGCGGATCGACTTATCGTCGCCACTCGCGCGCGCCAGATCGATGGCCCGCTCCAGCGCCAGCGCTTCGCGCCGCTCCGCCAGCCGCTCGGCGGCGGCCTGGGCCGCGCGGGCCGAGGCGTCGCCTGAGCCGCCGGCTGCGACAGGCTTCAGCTGATCGCCGGACAGTTGGAAGTTGCCGATCTGCGCCAGGGCGTCACGTGCCTGCTGATCAGCCGTTTCCTGCGGCGTCCGGGGGCGGGCAATCTCTTGCAGGCCCTGCGCCAGTTCCCGACTGGACCGGACACGCTGCTGATAGGCTTCTTGACGCCGCGCCTCAGCCTCATTGCCTTGCGCCCGCAGGCGGGCGATGACGCCGGTCAGCCGGGCTTCTTCGCGGAGCTGATTATTGATGCGGTCTTGAAGGTCGCCGTTCGCCTGCGGGGTGTCGCCGGACACCAGCAGCGCGGCTCCGACCGGGCCGGCCGCGCGGGAGGCGCCTGCAACAAGGCGGCCCGCAACCCCTCCGGCCGCCGCGCCGCCGGCAGCGGCCCCGCCGGCAACCGCCGACGTCCCCCCAAGGGCGAGCATTGCAGCCCGCGCCGCCGCCGCCGTCGTGATCAGATCCTTCAGACCCTTGATGACGGAGAGGATCGGCCCGCCGACAGCGACCAGGGCCAGCAGACCCAGCGCGGCGTTCTTCGTGCCGCCGTCCAGATCGTTGAACGCCTTCAGCGCGTCTGACGCCCATTCCAGCACCTCGGCCGCGACCGGCAGGAACTGCTGACCGTAATCTTCGGCGGCCTTCACGAACTGGGCGCGAAGCTCCTTTTCCTTGTTGGCGGCGTTGCCCGCCTCGCGCGCCACCTGACCATGCATGGTCGCGGACTTGGCCAGGATCAGGTTCGCCCGGGCAATGGCCTTCGCCGCCTCGGGCGCCTGTTCCGCATTGCCCTTGAACCCCAGGCGCAGCAGCTCGGCCTTCGTCGCCGTCTCATTGACCACGATGCCAAACCGTTTCAGCGGCTCGGTCTCGCCTGTGATGCCCGAGATTACGGCCTGAAACGCCTGTGCGTCGGTCGTCCCCGGCTTGAATGCAGCCATGTCCAGCGCACGACGCTGCAACTGGTCCACAATGCCGAGCGACTGCTGCGCATTCACCCCCAGGCCGATCATCACGGCCTGGGCTTGGGTGAAGTTGTCCTTGATGTCGGTTTCCAGCCGCTTGAACTCGTCGGCGATGGCCGTGGTCGCCTCCTCCGCCTCCTTTGGCATGTCGCGGAAGGTCTGGGCGAACGCCCCGTTCACATCCTGTGCCCGCTTCGCCGCCTCATACGACAGGGCCACGATGGCGCCCGTCGCCAGGGCCGCGCCGACCTGAACCGGGCGATACAGGTCGCCGGCCTTGGCCCCCAGCTGCGCCAGCCGCTTGTCCATCTCCCGCTGGCGGCGCTCGATGCTGTTGGCGGCCTTGTCGAACTTGCCCTGGGCTTCCTCCAGCTTGCGCGTGAACTTGTTGATGTTGGCATCCATCAACAGGACCAGGGCTTCGACGTCGCGGGCCATGGATCACCTCATGCGTACTTCGCCATCAGGGCGTCGTGTTCTTCGTCGGTCGGCGCGGGCGGTTTGCTCTCCGCCCCATTGGCCTTGGCCCAGCCGTTGACCGCCGCCGTGAACTCCCACAGCGACAGATCATCCACCTCGCGCGGACTCAGTCCGAGGACGGCGCCGGTGCCGTAGAAGCCTGCGAAACGGAGCTTTCCTCGCGGGAGGGGCGGTTCGCGCTCGCCTCCCCCGCTGGCGGCTCCCCCGGCTCCTCGTCCTCAGCGCCGATCAGGAAGGCCAGAACCACGGCCTGGGCGATGGCGACGAACGGCATCATCGGCAGACCGTCCATCGCCGTCTCGACCAGGCGCTGCGCCTCATGCGGGGCCAGACCGCCGCCGATGAGGCCCTGCAGGATGGGCTCGCGCACATCGTCCACACGCCAGGTCTTGGCGACATAACGGGTCAGCAACTCGGGCGGACCCGCGTCGCATTTCTCCTGCACCGCCCGCATCCGACCCAGCGGCATGCGGAACAGCCGGTCCTCTCCCCCGAAGGGGAGAGTGACCTCAGCGCCTCGGCTCATCAGGCCCCGCCGCCGACGTTCGCGCCATAGGTGGCGACGATCTCGCCCGACGAGGCCAGAGCGATGTCGCCGGTCACGGCGGGCGTGCCGGGGTCGCCGGCCATGCTGAAGGTGTTCAGATGGTAATCGCCTTCGAAGACGATGACGTTCGCCGCCAGATCATCGTCCAGAACCACCTGACAACGTTTCGTGTCGGGAGACGAGAACCAGTCGAACATGGTCTTGACGTCGGTCTTGTTGACCTTGCCCGACCCGGTCACGTCGGCCGACAGGCTGACCTTCTCGCGCAAAAGCCATTGCAGCTTTTCCAGGTCGTCGCAGTCCGGGATCGAGTCCTCGGACATATTGGCGTTGAAGGTGATGCCGCGCGCCGCGTTGATCGTGCAGATCGGCGCGAACACGACAGGATCGGCGTTATTGCCGACCTTGAGCACCAGCTTGGACCAGCGCGTGAACTTGATAGCCGCCATGACGGGGCTCCCTTTCTCGATGTCAGTGGAAATGCCCCGCGCTCGCGCGGTATGGGGCGGCTAGGCCGGGTCCAGGTGGAACCGGTGATCGACGACCGAATGACAGGTCAGCCCGTCCTTGTCGGTCAGATGCTCGGCGAACTCGAAAGCCCAGTCCGACGTGACGAAGCCGGGCACGGTCAACGCCCCGTCCAGAACCCGCCGCACATGGCCCGCGATAACCTTGGCCTCGCGCCGCGACGCCTCGACCCCGTCGCCCGACAGGGTCCACACATGAACCCGCGTGAAATATTCGTCCGACGGACACGAAAGGCCGTCGGGTACCACCTGGTCCTCGCCGATAACCAGATAGGGTTTCGGCGTGCCCGTGGGCGCGCTCACCGTGAACAGCCGCAAGACCCCGCCGGCCGCCACAGTCAGATCAGCATCTGCACGCAAAGCCGCCTCGACGGCGTCCTGCAAGGCCAGGGAGGCGTCGTTCATTTCGAAACCGCCTCCTGAATGCCCTTCTTGCCGGCCCGCGACATCCGCGCCTTGAACCGCCGACGCTTCAGCCGCCATGCGGGCCAGAAGAACGGCTGCGCCGCCATATCCTCGGTCCCGTACTCGTTGGCGTTGGCGTAGTCGTACAGCGGCGCATTGCCCTTCTTGGACTTCCGCACCGCCTTCGTGGTCGCCGCGCCGCCCGCGCTGACCCGTTGCGCGATCGGGCTCTTTTCGGGGGCGGCCTCACGCTTGACCGTGCTCGCCAGTTTCCCGGTCTTGTCGTTGATGAAGCCCTTCATCGTCTCGACCAGTTCATCCGCGTTCGCTGCGTTCTGGCTCTCCAGCCGTTTTTGTACGGCGGACGGCAAGGCCTTCATGACGCGCTTGGCGCGGGCGCGGGGACCGGACAGGAACGGCATCAGCCTGCCGCCCCGCCCGACACGGCCAGGACGTCGATGAAACCCGGCTCCCGCGACGGCGACGCCGCCGTGACGTCGAAGACCTGCTGCGTCCGGCTGTCCACGGCGCGAAACCCCGTGGTGATCGTCCGCGCCTGGGCGCTGTCGCGAATGCTGAAGGCCACGGGCTGTTTTCCCTCCAGCCGCTGCGCCACCACCCCCTCGCCGCCCCGCAGCCAGGTCGTTTCGGCCCAGACGGTGAAACCCTCTTCCCACGGCCCCTGGCGAACCTGGTTCGCGTCCAGGGCTCGCTGATCGAAGCGGATGCGGTCCCGCATCTTCCCGGCGCTAGACATCGGTCCCGCCGCGCGGCGCCCGAACGATGACGGCCTTCTTCGCCGCCACCGCCGCCAGACCGCATTCCCGCTTGACGGTATAGACCCCGTCCTTTTCCGCCCCGCCGTCCGCCCGAAACCGCAACGTCACACGCGGATCGCCCGACGGCCTGTAATCGAACTGATCGACGAACCTAACACGCATGGCGGGCTCCTAGACGCGCAACTGCCGATAAGGATCGATCAGCACACGAACCGCCGATCCGTCAGACAGGTTCGGTTCCCGATTGGCATAGAAGTCCGCCAGGACCATCAGGGCCGCCACCTTGAACGCCGCCTCTGGCACGTCGCCGTCCGGCACAAGGGCGAGGTTGCAGTACTGAAGCACCCGTGCGACCGCCGCATTCGCATAGGTCTCGATCAGGGCGTCGTCGTCCGGAAAGTCGACCCGCAGATGCGACTTCGCCTCTTCGAGGGTGAAAAGCGGGCCTGTGCCCGTGACGACGACGTTGAGCATCATGGCCTAGTCGGCGCCCTTCGACGCCATGCCAAGTTGTTCAGCGACCACGTCCGCGTCCGACCGCGTGGGGTCGTTGAAGTCGATCCGGTTTTGAGCGGCGGTCGTGTTCGCGCGCGGATCATTGTCCACGGCCGGATGCGACGGATCGACGTCCGGCACAGTCTGAACAGGAGCGCCGGACGGATCGAAAGCCGTGGCTGGCTTGATGTCGGCAGGAGCCGCATCAGAGGTGGCGGCGGTTTTCTTCGTGGTCATGATATCCTCCATTGACCGTGGGTGTCCCGACTTTCCCGGACGGTCTGGCGCCAGACCGTCCGGGAAAGTCGGGACCAGCCGAAGCCGGTCCCGGTTCGCTACCATCCAGGCTTAGGCGCCCGTGCCGATCTTCAAGGCGCGCATCGACTGAGGGTTCTTGACCCCGCCGCCGACCCGCTTGGTGGTGTAGAAGTGGACGAACGGCTTGTTCGTGTAGGGATCACGCAGAACACGCACGCCGATCCGGTCGATGACCTGATAGGTCTCCGACATGTCGCCATACAGCATCGCGATATTGCCGGCGGCGACCGCAGGCATGGCCGGGAGGTGGACGATCGGCTCGCCCGAGAAGGTTGCAGGCTGGCCCTCGGCGAGGCTGGGCTGCCAGAGGTACTGCCCCTGTCCGTCCTTCAGCTTGCGCAGAGAGCCCGCGACCCGGCGGTTCATGAAAAGCCGGGCATTGGTCTCGAACTCTTCAGGCAGATCATAGATCAGATCCAAGACGCCGTCGGCCGTGACAGCGGCGGCGGCTCCCGAGTTGATCGCAGCGATGGCGCCCAGAGGGTGCCGGGCGGCGTTGGCGGCGCCGGTGACATAGGTCAGGATGCCGTGCGGCTTGTTGGTGCCGTCGCCCGACAGGAAAGCGATGCCTTCCTGCCGCGCGAATTCGGTGCGGACCTCGTTGGCCAGCCATTCCTCGATATTGACCTCGGCGTCGTCGATCAGGCCCTGCGAAGCGGCCGGGTTGGCGTACAGTTCGCCCAGCGGGAAATCCAGCTTCGCCAGACCCGGCGTCCCGGTCGCCGGGCGCGCGGCGGTCTCCCCAACCCAGCCAGAGCCGGTGTTGCCGTCGTTGATCAGCTTGCTGAAACCCGCGCCGCTGATGGAGATAACGCTGGCGTACTGGCGCAAGGGCGAGACCTGCTTCAGAGCCGACACGATAGTGCGGTCCCATTCGATTGGCGCCAGGAAGCCGCCCTCGCCATCCGTCTTCGTCGCCGCTGCCCGGACTTCGTCCAGGCGCTTGGACTCGACGCCACGCGAGAAATAGGCCTCGAACTCACCGGTATATTCCGGATCGCGCGGGCCTTGGGCGCCCGGCGCGGGGCCGGCGGCGATCTTGGCGTTCAGTTCATCGATAGTCGCCTGAAAGCCGTCGATGACGGTGTCCAGCTTGGCCAACTTCTCGCTGACGATGCTGTCGTCCGCCTTGGACTTCAGCTTTTCGTCGTTGGTGGCCTTGTATTCCGCGAAGGCCTTCTGGATCTCGGCGACCATGGCCTTCGGGTCCGAAACATCGGCACGAATCGGGCTGGTCATAGCGGCAGGCGGCGCAACGGAAGCCGCCGAAGTGAGCGCCACGGCAGCAGCCATGGCGGAAGAGCCCGCCAGAAGGCGGGTGCGGGAGGTGTTCATGATGGATGTCTCCTGGCGCTCTTAGGCGCGGATGGTGGCAAGCAGATCGGCGAGAACGCCGGTCAGTTCGGGATCGCCAGCGCCAGGCGTGGCGGGGTTATCGAGAGCAGCGCCAGGCGTGCCCTTGATCTTGTTGATGCGCTCTCGCGCTTGGGTGCGCGTCAGGCCCGCAGACACCAGCTGCAGCTCGGTCGCCCGCAGTTCGTTGTTCGCCCGGTCGCGGGCCTTCGCGGCTTCATCGGTCGTCACCTTGTCCGCCGACAAGAGGGCGTCGGCGAAACCGCGCTCAATGGCTTGAGACCCCGACATGAAGGTTTCGGCATCCATCCACTTGGCGACGGCCGACACGTCCTGTCCGGAGCGCGCGGCATAGACGTCAGCCATCGCGGCGTCGAATGGCTCCAGGAAGTCGCTGACCTCCCGCATCTCATGACGGTTTCCCATGGCGACGACCCAACAGTTATGGATCATTAGGAAGGAAGCAGCCCCGATTTCGACGGTATCGCCCGCCATCGCGATGATGGACGCCGCAGACGCGGCCATGCCCATGACCTTGATCGTTACGGCGTGCGGATGCTCCCTCAGGACGTTGTAGATCGCGATGCCCTCGAACATGTCGCCGCCAGGCGAATTGATCTGGACCTCGACCGGCCCCTCAATCGCTCGCAGCTGGGCCGCGACCTTCTTGGCGGTCACGCCGCCGCCGGTCCACCAGTCCTCGCCAATGATGTCGAACATGGTGATGACGTTGTCGCCACGCTCCAGCGCGCGTACTCCGGCGGCGTCTTCGGACCATTTGTCCAACACCTGCGGCTTCGTGAAGGCCTGGACGTCACGGTTGGCGGGCTGGGGAAGCGCACTCGGGCGCCCCTTCGCGAATACGCGAACATTACGGCTGAACACCAGCGCCTCCATTCGATTGCTCCGGCGTCTTCGACCCCGAACCCTTGTTGATGCCGTCGCCGTCCGGGCTTGGCGGACGGTCGTCGAGCTCTCGGACCTCGTTCTGGCTCAGCCAGCCGGGCGATCCGCCCGAACCGAGGGCCTTGTTGAAGTACTCGGCCTGTTCTTTCGGGGACCCGCGAAGGAAAGCGCCCGAGTTGAACTTGATCTCGAAGCGATCCTTCTCTTCGCCGACCAGAAGCGAGCGTTCTCCGGCCTGCTCCCACGATGAGAACCAAGGGCTCAGACCAAACTGGTGGAAGAACTGAACCAAGGCCTGAAGGCCCGTGCCCCAAGACGTATCGTCCATCATCAGCAGAGGCCGAGGCGCGCCGGTGATGCGCGCCACCTGTTCCACCCCGAACCGCGTCAGCTCCATCAGCTGCGAGTCGCGAGCGGACACCTCAGGTGTCTCCCACTTCATCCCTTCCTCGAGGATCAGGGTCGATCCGGCGTTATCCGCGCCTTCGTTCTCGGCGATGCTGGCCTTGAGCCGGTCAAAGGCGGGATCAGACAGCTTTCCCGGATGGGTGAACAAGCCGCCGGCCATGACGCCGTTCTTGAACAACCGGCCGGCCGCAATCTCTGCCGCCATGGCCAGGCCCAGGGCGTCGCGGGCCTGTTTGACGAGTGAAAGCCCATTGATGCCGTCAAGCGACATGCCTCGGAGGTGAAAGACCTCCTCAGGGCTGAGGACCCGAAGCGCACCCTTAGGCGGCTGATACTTGTAGCTGACAGACCAGTCGGCGGCCTGCACCGGCGTCACATGGTCGGGATGGATGGGAACCAGGCGCACCACTTCGTCGCGGCCCGTCCGCAGTTGGCGCGCCCGCACGATGATTGCATAGGCGTTGCCATAGACCAGGGCGCGCATCTGCATGAGCGTCCGGAAGTCGAACGCAGTCTGCCAGTTGTTCGGCTCGCGGTGCAGTATCCGGTACAGAGGATGGTCTGCTTTTTCCTTCGTTTCCTTGTCGATCACCCGCAAGGGCAACATTCCGACCGCATAGGAGATCAGGCTGACCGCGCGGAACATGGCCGGGTTTCTCAGCGCTGTCTGGACCGTCACCTTGGCGCCGGAAATCGACTCCAGACCGTCGCGCAGGAAAGCCGCGACCAAAGGATCGTCAAGAGCCAAGGCGCTGACTCTTTCGACTGGCCCCGACTGGCGAACCGGGTTCGCGGGAGCCGACTTTTTGTCCGACGGCTTAGCAGCCATCGACAGGAGATCGCGCCAACCCATTCGACCTCCCTCAGACCCGCCGCACGCCGCGCGTCTCATAAACAGAAAGGCCCTTGGCCTCTGGATTGCGGTTCATGAGCATGACCGCGTTGAAGACAGCGACCAGCGGGTCAATCTTGGCCCGCCCTGCCGTCTCCTTGGTGATCAAGGTGGCCCCGCCGCGCGTCTCGGCCTTGGCGTTGCCGACGCACCAGGCCATCAACGGCTGACCGCAGTGACGGAATGACCGGTTCTTGAGTTTGGGCTCCAGCCCCCAACTGGCGGGCGACAGGGCGGCGCCCTGACGGATGGCCGAGATCTGATCGTCTTCGACTTTCTTTTCAGCCAGAGCATCGACCAGTGCGGTGACGCCGTAGGGGTCCAGGCCGATCCCATACTTCTCGGGGAGAAGGCCTCGCTCGTTAATGTCCGCGACGATTTGCGCCGCCTGGACGATCGGTTCCTCAGGGTCGGAGGAAATGACCAGATCGCCATCCTTTTCGAACTCCAGCAGCTTGCTGGCGATATCCTGGCGAAGCCGCAGCACGTCGTCGTGCGCCCACGCTCTGGCCCAGGCCATCCAACGGCGCGTGTCCCTATCGCGACCGATCACGGCCAAGGCAAAAAGGTCGTCCAAACCGCCGCCATCAATCCCGATCGTCACGACGTCGGAACGATCAAGGATCAACTCCAATGTCAGGCCGGGCTCCGCCGCCTGCAACCAGTAATCCACCCCGCGCCAGCGGTTGTGTCTCAGGGCTATGCCGATCGGCACATTGAGGTGCTTGGCGAGGAAAATCTGTTTCTCGCCGCCGACGGCGTTGATGACCTTCCGAAGCTCGCTCTCCAGCCAGGACTGATCGACGGATCGACCCAGGTTCGGGTTGGTGATGTAGAAGTTGGCAGGGTCGAGATAGGCCTCTTCCTCGACCATCTTCTCCGGAAACTCATAGATCACCGGCAGGCTCGCCGGATCGCAGATGATGCCGTCGCGCACGTCACGGAAGTAAGTCAGCTTGGTCGCAAAGACCCCCGCCGGCTCCTCATCCGGCATCGTGCTCGCCCAGATGACGAAGCCTTCGGGTCGCGAGACCAGACCGCCCGTCGCCTCCCGCAGCATGGCGTCGGCCTTGGCGCGCTTCCCGAAAATCCAAAGTTCATCGACCAAAACAAAACCGGCCTTCTTGCCGGAGACGGTGTCCGTGTCCGCCGCTACGACCTTCAGTTCAGCCTTCGTCGTGCGATGCTTGATCGTCCGCGTATGTTCCTGAATGTGCAGCAGCACTTTCAGTTCGTCATCCAACAGGATCATGTCCCGCGCCGGAAGAAAGGCGTTGTTGGCGACCTCAAGCGTCGGAGCCAGTAGCAACAGTTCAGCCGAGTGCCGCCAGTTCCTCACCAGCGCCGTGACCATGATCCCGGCGGCGATGGTCGACTTAGAGTTCTTCTTGCTGACCAGCAGGAAGAACTCGCGGATCAAGCGGCGACCCTCTTCCTTGTCATAGGCGCCAAAAATGGCCGAGACAAAATCGAAGACCCAGGGCTCGCAAGCGTCGCCGAATGTCGGCTGGCCGGGCGCATCGGCGATCTTCAACGTTTTGAAAACAGCCAGGGCCTCCGCCGCCTCGTCAGCGAAGAGCGGGGATGGGATCAGGGACCGGCGCTGGACGATCCGCTCCTCCCAATCCAGGCAGGCCGTGGACCAATCCATCACTGAATCAGCTTAGGTGCCGGCGGTGTGGCGAAGCGCCCGCCGATCTGTTCGGCGGCGACCTGCTGCTGTTCCTTCTTGCCGAGCGCTGGCTCCTTGACCTCCCGCGTCCGGACCCGCTCGTCCAGGCGGGCGAGGTCCGCCTTTTCGAACTCCTCGCGCATGTACCGCGCCGCCGAAACATTACCGGCCTTGGCCTTCTCCCACATGGCCTCGGTCAGCACGGCCTTTGCCAGTGAAGGCCCGCCGTTCAGCTCACGGGAATAATACTTGCGGAGCGTCTTTGGATCGAGCCCAAGGCGCGCCGCGATGTCCTCCTCGATCATCTTTCCGGCGCGAAGAACCGCAACCTTTTCAGCGAGTTGAGGGTCGCGCTTGTGCCTCTTACGCCCCCTGGGGTCCGGCTCGGGCGTCCAAGGATTGCCCCACAGATCGACCAAGCCCTCGTTTTCGTCGCTCATCGGGAAATAAAATCTCCGCATGAGGGGGGCGCCGGTCGGCGGGCGAAGGGCTTCCCAGACTTTTGATCCCCCCCCGGTCGGTTGGGGTCGGCCCGGCGGCCGAGGGGAGCGACAGCCGGGCCGGACGCGGGGAGGCGCAAGCGCGCACCGCCTCGACCGCGTGTTCAGTCCCAGACGCCGCCTTGGAAGCGGGACGCCTGTTCGAGGGCTTGCTTGTGCATGTCGTGACAGGGCGACTTGCATAGGGTCTGGAGGTTGGCGTCGTCCCAGAACAGGGCGGCGACGCCGCGATGCGGTTTGACGTGGTCGCAGACCAGGAGCGAGGTATCGCCTTCGATGTGACCGCACATCTGACAGGTGAAGTGGTCGCGGAGGAAGATGCGCTTGCGCGTGATCTTCCATCGGACCGTGTCGTACCAGCGCCGCCAAGGCGCGGCGGCGCGCCGTTCGGCCGAGGCCTCGCGCGGCGGCAGGCCCACCCGATACGGCGCGGCGTTCAGCCTAGACGGCGGTGACGACAGCCTGCCCATCACACACTCCAGACACGCGAACCCGCCTCGGCAGGGCCAGGGCGGGTTCGCGACGCAGTTCTAGACGTGGGACAAAGCTGACCTTATCGCGTCCGCCCGTCAAGCCCCCCGCTCAATCATATCCCCAACCAGCCTCAGGGCCGCCACAAGCTGCTCCGTCAATGCGATCTGACGGCGGCGTCCACTGATCAGACTGGACACGCTACGCGCCTCTCCAGCAACTCCTCGCAACACGGCCAACGCACCCTCGCCAAGCTTTGTCGCGACGGCGATGTCCAACCGCCGAACCTGGTTCGCAAACGCCGCCCGCCGTTGCGAGAGCCGGGCCGCCTCCCACATGGACAACTGAACCCGCGCCCCGTCCGAGACGGCTAGGCAGGACTTCAGCGAAGCCGCCGCCCGCTCATGCCGGTCCCGGTAGGCCAGACCGACCGCCAACAGGCGATCAGCCTCCCAGCGCCCGCCCTTGCCGTCCTTCGGCGTCAGGCCGCCCCGTTCGTGCAGCAGCTTCAGCCCGTCCCGCGTCCGCAGCCGCACCTGCGTCTGTCCCCGCCGCTTCTCGACCACTTCGGCGACGCCCTCGCGCGCCGCATCCAGGGCGGCGGTCTCCGCAAGGCGGAGATCGTCCTCACGCTCGACCAGGGCCGCCGTGCGCCCGGCCTCGACCAGACGCCGCATACGCAGGGCCTCGCCCGCCTTGCGCCGCTTCTCCGCCCCCTTCAGCGTCGCCGCTTCCGCGTCCAGGGCGTCGGCTTCCGCCAGGGTCTTCATCTGCCCTTTGGTCAGGCTCGCCTTGGGCATGGCCCCGTTCAGGCGCCGAACCCGGTCCCGGTCCAGCCGCGCCCGGCGGCGCACCTCGACGGCATAGGCCTTGCGCGCCGGCTCCCGCTCCATCCGCGCACAGATCAGGGCCAGGGCCTCGCCCAGCGCCCGCACCATCCGCCGGGCCTCGCCCTTTGCCCAGCGGTCGTACCGCGCCTGGATCAGATCGGCGGCGGGCGCGAACGCCAACACACGGGCCAGCCCGGCGAGGTCGATCTCGACGGCGTGGTTCAGGTCTTCTTTCTGGATTTGGAGGGTCATTTTGAAAACCAAGGGAAACGGGAACAGGAGAAGGCGACGGGACGAACGGACGGACGGACGATGCGGCATGTGGCGCGTCTCGCCTGCGCATCACCCGCATGATGATCAGGGCGGGGGAACTGTCCGGAATGTCCGTTCTGTCCGTTCGCCCTGTCGTGGCTGGCGTTTGGGCGACGGACATTCGCCCCGGCGACGGACAGTGATCGTCCGTTTTCGCGCCCTCCGCACCGCGTCACAGACACCGCGATTGTCCGTCTGTCCGTTAATGTCCGTTCCGGTGCGGGTCATCCGAACGGGCTTTCGTCGGCTTCAGCCGCGCGCCAATAGGCGTCCGGGTCCGTCGGGTCGCCCATCGGCGGCGCTTCGCCCCCATGACCCGCCGGGGCGGCCGGCCGCTCTGTGATGCCGTCCTCCGCCAGTTCCTGGATCGTCTTCAGGCGGATCGGCCCCCGGTACTTCAGCCCGGACTTGTCCTTGCCCATCAACCCGATCTGGCGGTCGCGCAGGGCGTCGCCGAAGGCCCGCGTGGACATGGGCTTCTCGAACCCCTGGTCCTCGAACCATTTCTTGAAGTCGTTGTAGAGGACGCCCGACAGCTCGCGGTCGGTCCCGGCCTTCTCGCCGGTCCAGCATCGCTCCCGCAGCCAGTCGCCGAACGGCGAGGACGACTTGCGATAATCGTCCAGCACGGACTTCAGGCTCTCGGGCATGGCCAGAGACCCCGTCTCCAACCAGTCGCCGACGCCCTCGACCAGCCAGTTCAGGATTCCGGGCAACTCCCCGTCTCTCAGCTTCTCGGGCAGCAGCCGGTCCATTTCGTCCTCGGGCACCTGGTGCCGGAACTGGGGTGTCAGCACCCGTCGCCAGATCCCGTCGTCATCACCGCGCGCCACGGGGAAGGCGTTGCACTCGAAGATGATCTTGGCCTTGGGCCGGAAGTTGATCGGCTTGGAATGCAGATCCCGCGCCGAGATCGGCGAGCCCGAGGTCCAGGCCTTCAGCAGGCCCTCGTTGAACTTGGCCCCGCGCTTGGGCTCCGACAGCACCGCCAGGCGCGTATCCCCCGACAGGGCGATCAGGTCCGGCGCTGCATCCGATCCCGACCGCATCCCGCCTTCCAGGAAGGTGTCCGGCGACGCCGCCACGCCATATGTGCCCAACGCCTCGCGACAGGCGTCCAGGATGGTGGACTTGCCGTCCCGCCCCCGCCCCTGCACCAGGGCGAAGGCCTGTTCCTCGGTCCGTCCCGTGGCGGCATAGCCCAGCAACCGCTTGAAGAAGGCCCGCTCTTCGTCCTCGGGCAGGCTGGTCTGCACCACGCCGCGAAACAGCGGGGCCTCCGCGTCCGGATCGTAATCCACGGCCGCCATGCGTGTGATCCGGTCGGCCGGATCGTGCGGGCTGATCCAGGTGCGAAACCGCCGCCCCGGCGCCGCCCTGGGGTCGAAACGCATCTTCAGCGTTCCGTTGCGACAGTTGATGGCGAGGGGGTCGCGGTCGAACACCTCGATCCGCACGGTCAGATAGGATTGCGCCTGTTTCAGCATGGACGATGTCGCCCCGGCCGATCCGCACCCGTCCATGAACTTGAACACGTCCTTGGGCGTCTTGCCCTGCGCCACGAAGGCGTCGAAACACCCGCGCAGCGCTCGCGCCGTCCGGTGCGCCAGTTTGCGCGCTTCGTCTTCGCCGCACTCACGGTCCCAGAACCGGCCGTTGAACCCGATCCAGCCCAGGCCCAGCAGATACAGCAGGCGACAGTTCGTGGTGTCCACGTCCCCGTCGTCGTCGATCTCGCCGCCGCCCATCAGGATCAGCCGCATCCCGTTGCCGAAGTCGTTCATGTCGAACGCCGCCAGCCGCTCGGGGGCGGGCGCCGCCGTCCCTGCCTTGGCCCGCGCAGCAAAGGGATTGTCCGTCTGTCCGTCCATCAGGCGTTACCCTTCGGACGCGACATGACATGAATGGACGCCACACCTTCGTCGTGCCCGCGCTCCAGTTCGTCGCACAGGAACCCGGCCTCCTCATCGTCCATCTGTGCAAATAGACCGCCGAGCCCAAGCCCAAGGCCATAGAACACGCAGGACATCGTCATCCGATCCGCCTGCGCCGAAGCAATCAGGCACTGGATCAGGCTGGACATCTCATACGCCGCGACTTCATCGGCGTCGGCATCCTGGGGCAGCATCATGCCGGACCAGGCCCGAACCGCCTTCAGCGCCGCCTGACCGACCAGGACCGCATCGGCCTGCTGTTCTTCCGTCGTGAACGCCATCGTCACGCCCCTTCGCTTGTATGAAAATCAACACCGTTGGGCGGAGCCAGCAGGCGAACCCGGTTCGCCTCTCCCCCACCCTGCGCCACCGGCCGCTTCCACGCCTGTTCCGCCAGGGAACCGCAGAACCGCGCCGCATCGCCGCCCCTCAGCTGGACCCGCTTCGTCCCGCCGCCGACCTTGCGAACCTTCAGTTCCGGCGTGACCAGGTCGCCCCGCACCGCCAGCCAGACCGCCCCCATTCGGGGCAACATCCACGGGGCGCAGGCCGGATCGGCCCGAGGCGAGACCGGATCGACCCGCTGATACTTGTCGCCGGCCGGGCCGCCGCAGAACCCGCTCAGGGTCGGCGCGACGGACACCCCCATGACGTCGTCCGTATCCTCCATGTCGCTGGCCAGCGCCCACGCGTCTTGCAGGTCGATGGACACCAGCACCGACCCGAACGGCTCCGCCGGCGTCAGCACACAGGCCCGGCCCGTCGTGTCGCCGACGAAATGGGTGAACCGCTCCGCCCCGCGATGACCCCGCCCGCCGATCAGCGGCAGGATCGCCAGGGCGTCCGGCGCATCCGCCTCATGGCCCGGCAAGGTCAGCGGCGCCAACAACGCCGGTCCCCGATGGCCGCTGCGATCCAGCGGCGCATGGGCGTGCGCCCTCAGGCCCGCCAACGCCCGTTTGGCCCATGCCCCATCGTGCGACAGGCCCCGAACCTTCAACCAGGCCCGAACCAGCCCAACGTCCGCTGGATCGGCCTCGGCCCACAAGCCGCGCGCGTCCGTCGCCGTTCCGTTGACGGATCGGTTGGCGGAAATCACGTGCGGGGCCTTCGACCCCTCTGCCCGCCGGGGCGCGCCGCCGGTTTGCTGGCGCCCAGATGCGTTGCGTGAAGGCTCGGCCGATTTCGGGTTCATGGCGCCGAACGCCAGCGCACGGTCCACCTGACGGATCAGCTGGGCTTCGCTCATGGCGCTGGGCACATGCACCCGGCCCGCATTCTCCAGCGCCGACCGCGCATAGGCCTCGTCGATCTCGCCGCCGGCGACCAGCCGCCCGATCGAGCAACTGGCGGAATACAGGGTGCTGTCGCGCGACCCGACACGGGCCGCCTGAATGGTCGCCACCGCCCGATCCAGCGCCGCCTCGCCGTATGCACTGGCCCGCCCCTCGACCCGCACATGCGGCTTGGCCTCGACCTGGACGGGCGCTTCCTTCGGCTTGACCAGGGCGATCAGCCACGCAGGCGCAGGCGCGAAATCCATCTCCCACGGCGCATGGCCGGGCCGCCAGCGATAGACGAAGCCGGGCGGAACCCCCTTTTTGGCGTCGCCGGGATGGATGCTGGGCGCGACGACGATGTAACCACCCTCCCCCCGCACGTCCAAGGGCGCGCCGGACAGCTGCGAGCGGTTCGAGATATCGGCCGCCGCCGCTTCGTCATTCCACAGGAAGCACCGATGCCGCCCGCGCGCCGTCTGCTGTTCCACCGTATCGGGCAGTGGGCCGTGTTCCGCCTCCCGCGCCGCGATCCAGGCGGACGCCTCAGGCCCGTCTTCGTCCAGCACCCAAAAACCCGCCGGGGCTCCGGTGGCGATAGCCACGTTCGCCGACGGCTGCGCCTTGACCGGCCGCAACAGCCAGTCGTCCGACTTGCCGGGGTTCTTCTCGCGCAACTTCTCGATCGGCTGCAAAGGCAGCATCCACCGCCCGGCCCAGCGCTCCCGCGCCGTCCGCACGTCGGCCGACGCCATATGCAGCCCGACCGTCCGCCCATACGGCTGTTTGGTTCGCGGCCGCAGCGGGAAGACCGCAATCGCCCGCTCCGCCAGCCGCACCGCCGCTTCCATCGTCGGCGTGGTCATGCGTCACCCATGGCGATGTCGCAGGCGGGCAGAGCCGCGCCGATCCGGTGCATGGCCAACAGGGCGTACCAGGGGTTCAGTTCGATAACCGTGGCGTCTAGCCCTCGCCGCGCCGCGACCAGGGCGGTCGTTCCCGCCCCGCCGAACGGATCGAGGACGCGCGCACCCTCCCCGCCCGAGGCGTCCAGGCATCGCTCCACCAGGGACGGCGGGAAGGTGGCGAAATGCGACAGCCAGCCCGTGTGCGATCCGCAGGTGCAATACCGCTGGCGATCCACGCCGCCGTCAGCCCGATCAACCTCGACGACCCGCAACGCCCGCACGGCCTTACGGTCGAAATAGGCGCAGCAGTCCGTGCAGAGTTCGGAGTCGAACGGCGTCGTCGCCATCGCCCAAACATCGACCGGTGACGGCTCATAGGTCCGCAGGCTGCGACCTTCGCCGCGTAGATAGGCGACCGGCTCCCGCTCGGTGCGGAACTGCGACGACTGTCCATGACCGCCCGCCGACGCCTTGTGATGGCGGGCGAAACTGTCGCCGCGCTCTCGGCCAGACCGCTTGATCGACCCATGACCGCCTTCGCCGACGGACCGATCCCACCCCTTCGGCACGGGACAGTTGCCGACCGAGGCGCGACGGCCGGGCTCATCGTGAACGTAGGACCCGCCCCGGAACCCATTGGCGTCCTCGCCCGAGGTGCGGCCCTGACGGACGGCGGCCTTGTCGTAGAAATACGTCCCGGACTTCGTAAGCTGGAAGATCTTCTCGAACGCCGTCGCCGGACGGTCCCGCGTGGACTCCGGCATCGGGTTCGTCTTGCCCCAGATGTTTTCCGACCGAACCCACCACCCGTCGTCCTGCAGCGCGATGGCCAGACGGTTGGGGATCATGCACAGGTCTTTCGGCTTCAGCGTCCCGCCGACCGTCGAGAACGGCTTGTCGCGGAACGTCCGATCATCCCCGCCGGCCGCCTTCGTCGCCGCCGCGCTCCGCCCGTTCGGCGTCGTGGCGTAACAGTCGCCGTAGTTGAGCCACAGCGTCCCGGTCGCCTTCAGCACCCGGCGGCATTCGCGGAACACCGCAACCATGGCGTCCAGGTGCTCGCCCAGCGTGGGCTCCAGCCCCAGCTGACCCTCGACGCCATAATCCCGCAGGCCCCAATAGGGCGGCGAGGTGATGATCACGTCGAAATAGTCCGACGGCAGGCCGCTCAGCTTGGCCAGCACGTCGCCGATCAGGATGCGCACGGTCATGCGGCCATCCTCTCGGCGGGCGTATTGTCGTTCAGGTTGGCCGCCGCCAGGGCATAGGCCAACGGCGGCGGGACCGAGTTCCCGACCATCAGGGTCGCGGCCGTGCCCGTGATCGGATTGCCCCACGGGTCGCGGTCGATGATGTAGTCGGCGGGGAAGCCCTGGGCGTTGAACAGTTCGCGGACCTTCAACATCCGCATGCCGATGTCGGCGATCTCCCACGTCTGGCCATGCAGAATGACCAGGCCGAACCGCAGGCGCGCCTGCGTCGTCCCGGTCGGGTCCGCCCATTCGGCCTCGGTCGGCTCGCCGAAATGATCCCACAGGAACCGCAGCACCGCCCGGCGACGGCTGTCCGGCAGGGCGCCTATGGCCTGAAGCCGCGCTTCGATCAGCCGCTGCTGCGTCGCCCGACCCGTGATCGTGCTGACGCCCTCGCGCAGGTCATGCCCCACCATCCCGGTGTTGGCCTGTTCCAGGAAGGTGGTCACCAGCCCGTGGCGATCCTCGCCCGTCACCGTCCGCACCGGATCGGCCGCCTCGCCCGCGTTCACGCCCATCCCATAATAGGTGGTCAGGTTGGCGGCGATGACGGATAGCTTGCCGCCGCCCCCCTCGCCCATGATCGTCGGCGACGGTTCGGTGATGTCGTTGCCCGCGACGTTCGATCCGAACTGGCGACCCAAGGTGGCGGCGATCACCTGCGTCTTGCCGCCGCCGCCCGCAGTGATCGCACCGACCGGATCGGCGACATCGCTCCCGACGGAACGACCGAACTGGCGGCCCAGGCTGGCGACCGCCACGGCGAACTCCCCGCCCTTGGCGGCCGTAATCGTCCGGATCGGCTCGTTGGCGGCGTCCACGCGGTCAGGCGACCACTTGGTGTTCAGGATCGGGACCAGGGTTGGCGCGGCAAGCGCCTTCTCCCCACGATGCGCCGAGGTGATGGTGGACAGGGGCTCTGCCGTCGTCGGAACCCGCCGTTCGCCGTGATGGGTCAGTTCGACGATGAACGGATCGGGCGATCCGACAACATAGCGTTCGATCCCCTTGGCGATCCGGCTCATGGTCGCATCGACCAGAGGCCGTTTGATCTTCAGCCCTTCGGCCTTGGCCTCGGCGGACGACATGAAGATCGACGGGCACCGTTCCGACCAGTCGATGATGGAGGCCGCGCTGGCATAGGGCAGCAGGCCCAGGGCGGCGGCCTCGCGCCTCGGCGCATGGGTGCGTTCGGGCCAGACGATGGCCTCGCCGTCGCAACGCGCCAGGATGAACAGCCGCTTGCGAGTCGTCGGCGCGCCATAGTCGGCGGCGTTCAACACCTTCCACTCGACCGTATAGCCCGCCTGTTCCAGTCGACGGATGAAGCGCTTGAACGTCTCGCCCCGCCGCTTCTTGATCGGCTTGCCTTGGGCGTCCAGCGGCCCCCAGGTCGTGAACTCCTTGACGTTCTCGATGAAGATCACGTCCGGCCGGCGCAGCTTGGCCCAGGGGATGATGCACCACGCCAGCCCCCGGATGCGGGGCGACTTTGGCGCCGAACCCCGCGCGATCGAGAAGTGGGTGCAATCCGGCGAGGCCCAGAAGGCGCGGATACGGCGGCCGGGCTCCAGCGTCATCGGATGGACCGAGGTCGCATCGTCGCACAGGTGGACGCACTCCGGATGATTGACCTGGTGCATCCACAGGGCGGTGGCGTTGTGGTTCAGCGCATAGTCCGGCGCGAAACCGGCCTGCGCCATGCCCGCGCTGGAGCCGCCGCCGCCCGCGAACCAGACGACGTTCAGCGGGGTCAGCAGGGCGCCTGCGGCGATTGCGGCGGCAGCCGCAGCGAGGCGAACCGGGTTCGTCATGCCGACCGCTCCACCCGCAACAGGTCTTGCACCTCTTCCGGGTCCAGCGCCTCGCCCTTCGTTCCGAACAGAGTGCCCTTGCATGGCAAGGCGACCGCGTCCGGGCACGCCGTCACCTTGCCCGCCGCCATCGCCTGGGCGATCAGCGCCCGATCCGCGTCCGTGATCGGTGCAGGACGGTCGCCCGTCCGCTTCCTGTAGTAGGTCCGGCGCGGCCACACCCTCAGTCCTCCGCATAGGGCAGGCGGCGGGCGTTGGACGCGGCGACGTCGCCGACGACGGCGACGGGCGCCTGCGCCGTCACCGGCGTCGCGCGCCCGACCTCGGTCAGCAGTTCGTCCATCATCCCGGCCACGGCCAGCAGCGACGGCGCGATCTCCGCCCGCCGCGCCGCATCGGTCTGACGGCCATAGGCCAGGGCCAGGGACCAAAGCGGATAGGCGATCAGCCCGCGCGGATAGGCGGCCGGGATTTCGTACATCGTCCGCGCCTTCAGCGCCTTGTCCGCCAGGGCCGACAGGGCGGCGGGCGTCTGGCTCTCGACGGCGGCATGGGCTTCGCGCACCAGGTCGCGCCACTGGGGGCGGTGCTTGGCGTGATCGGCGGGGATGATTTTCCGGCGCCGGGTCATTGGGTCCGCTCCAGCGACCCGACCGACGCCGGCAATGGCGCCCCGGACAGTTCGGGCGGATACCAGTCAGCCGCGACCACCTCGCCCCGCGTCCATTCAAGGACGTCGGCGATCTTGTCCTCGCCTGGCACGATCCGCCGATCATCGCCGAACGGCAGCAGATAGCGGCTCGCGCCTTGGGGCGAGATGCCCCAGCGTTCGCCCAGGTGGCGGGTGCCCATGCCCCGGTCGCGCAGCCACCGATCCATCTTCGGGCGGGGCTTGAATGTCGGTTGTTCGGTCATCGTTGCGGTCCGCTGATTCGCGATGACCGTGATAACGAAACTTATTCGGTGGATTTCGCAACCATTTAGTTTAGACAATCCACCGATGCAGTCGCTCGCCCTCCAACGGCCGCTGTTGCAACGTCCGCCCCGCATGGTTGGCGATGTTGAAATGGCAGGTCACGGTGATGACGCCCTCCTCCTCGGACGGGCGCTGGGCGTGCTGCGCAAGCGCGCCGGCCTGACACAGGAGGGCGCCGGCGCTCGCCTGGACATGTCCGGGCAGGCCTGGGCCAAATATGAGAAGGGCCGGGTTCCCGGCATCTTCCACCCCAATACGCAACGCCGCCTGACCGCCGCCCTGGGCTTCGAAGTCGCCGACCTGGAACGCGAGCGCCAGATCCTGTCCGGCGGCGGCCAGCCAGCCACCGTGACCGAGATCCGCAGCTTCGCCGCAGCGACCAGCAACAGCAGCCTACCGATCCGCGATCGTATTCAGGCTGGCGCATGGTTGATGGCGGACGACACGTCTCAGGTTTCGCCGCGCCGTCACGCCTTTGCGCGCGACCCGCGCTTTCCCCACGCGGATCAATGGCTGTCAGAGGTGATCGGCGACAGCGTGGATCGCCTGGGCATCTTTGAAGGCGACCTGGTTCATTGCGTAGATTTTGAAGGCGCAGGCCTGGGCCTACAGACGGGCCAGATCGTCGAGGTTGAACGCCTTCGGTTCGGCGGTGCGGAGCGCGAACTCAGCATCAAACAGGTCGAGTTTTCACCGGCCGGGCCGCTACTTTGGCCCCGATCCTCGAACCCGCGCTGGGCCACGCCTCTCAGCATGACGGACGGGGCGAATGATGAGGTCGAGGTCCGCATTCGCGGCCTTGTGGTCCAGTCTATCCGTCGCTTTTAACGGCCAGGGCGTCCTGAATACGCCGCAAGTGCGCGCAGACGCGCTCTGCCGCTAGAAGGATTACGCCGGCGATGAAGGCGAATCCGCCGCCGATGAAATACATCTCGCGCTGAAGCATCAGATCAGTGTTTGCGATGGACGGGTCGGCTGGCGTCGTCACGTCCATCGCCCCCGCGCCGATCATTTGCGCGATGCCTGCGACCAGCAGGAACACGCCTCCAATCAGAATACGCTTCATGACATCCTCCAGCCCACACACTGCCCCTGCAGCAGGAGCGAGACAATCCCCGCCCTCGCGATAGGAGTCTGCGTGCTCAATCACTAGCCGACTTCGCGACCAAACGGTTTTCGACGCCAACTAAAGGGTTGCAAACTTCCCGGTTGACTTTCCAACCATTTGGTTGGGATAAGAAGGCGTCGCCCGCGTCGGGCGATCGCGCGGGTTGGGTCCCCACCCTCCTAGAGAGCCCAGCGCGAACGGGGACGGAAGCGTAGCGTAGGATTTTCCGTCACCGGCCCGGCGCGGGCGCACCCTTTCAACGGGAGCGCCGCACATGGCCGATATCCTGCCCTTCACCCCTGCCCCTCGGCCCGTCGCCCTGCAGCGACAGCCCGAAGTGGTCGCCAACCTCTTGCTGCTGCTGGAGGACGAACCCCTTTTCCCGCCCTCGGTCTGGTCCAGCCGCGACGATCAGGGCCGGGCCTTCGTCGGCGTGCGCCACGCGGGCGTCACCCTGCGTCTCGACCCCGAAGACGCCTGCTTCGCCGCCCGCTGCCTGATCGCGGAACAGGCCTTCCCCGCCTGTGTCGAAATCGCCTGTCGCCTCCGTGACGCCGCGAACGGCGCGAGCGCCGAGGTGGTTCGCCTTCATGCCGGCCTTCTGGCGCCGCCGGCTCCGATCCCGCCGCGACAGAACACCGGCGGGCGGACGATGCTGTTCCTGTCCGTCCTGGGCCTCTTCATCCTCGCCCTGTCCACCCTGGACCGTCTGCCGTGAGCCGCGCCCCCGCCCGCACATTCGTCACCCGCGCCCAGGCAGAACAGGCCGCGCGCCAGGCCGAGCCGGCCTCTTCGTCCCTGGCGCCGGGCGCGCTGCGCCAAACCGCCGTCATGCTGTCGCCCTTGGCGCCCGGCTGCCACGGCCTCCCGCTGGATCATCACGACCGCTGGCGTTGGTTGGTCGATCGCACGCCCGCCGCCGCCCTGCGCATGGTTCTGCGACGTCTCCGCCGCACCGCCGACCAGGTCGCCCTGCGCCACACTCATGGTCTGGCGGGAACCGAGATCCACGACGGCGCCAACGACCCGCCCGCCGGCTGCGAACGCCTGCTGGCCATCATCTTCGATGCGGCCCCGGACGCCCTGTTTGACGCCCAGTCCCAGATCAGGCGCGCCCTGACCCCATCCACCGCAGAGCCCGCCTGATGGCCAGGAAGCCCGCCGCCGATCCGTTTCAGCGCTGGCGCCAGACCATCGACCGTGTCTGCCGTCAGGCCACCACGCCTCAGGGCCGCCGCATCGCGGCGCTGCACAGCCGCCACCTCGACGGACTGCCGTCGGACCACCCCTCCATCAAGGACGTCGCCCCGGACCTTCGCGCCGAATGGTCCGACCGTCTCCGCAAAGCCGCCAAGGGAGCCTAAGACCGTGAACCTGCGCCTCTACTACATCGAACAATGGACCGACGAGGTCATGCCCTGCCAACCGACTCTGGAGGGCTGGGCCGCATGGCTTGCCGCGCCGGATGCAGAATATGAGCGGCCTGAACCCGCCGCCGACGGCGAGACCTTCACGGCCTCTGTTATCGAGGTCCTGGGCGACGTCCGCGTGGAACGGAAAGACGGCGTGTGGGAAACCGTCGAGACCATCCCCGAAGGCACGGATTGCTTCTTCCTTCGCCATCACCAAGGCAGTGAGGGATGGAACGCCGAATATGCTGCAAACACCCTCGCCGACGCCACCGACGGGTTGGACGAGTTTGACGACAGCCCGTGCTGGTTCGCCTGCACTCGCAGCGCCCCTGAAGTCCGGCTGACCTTCAGCTATGCCGAGGACGGCCCGCGCATGACCGTTGGGGACGTGGGCCAGTGAGCGGCCTCGAACTCAACCCCGTGGCGGTCGGCAACGCCGTCGTCCTGCGCGCCATCAACGCGGGCGGCTGGTCCAGCCGCGCCGAACTGGCCCATGCGGTCGGCAAGGACCCCCGCAACCTTCCGCGTGACATCGGCGTCCTGGCCAAGGCCGGACTGATCGCCGACGCCGGCGGAACCGCCCTGACCCTGACCGACGAAGGCCGCGCCCAGCTGGACGCCATCGCCCGTGCCGAGGGTCAGACCACGGGCGGCGACCTGCTGCCCGACGAACGCCTGGTCGTCCACGCCCAGCTGCGGCCCGACCCGGACAATCCGCGCAAGGACTTCGACAGCGATGAGGCCCAGGAAAAGCTGGACGAACTGCGCGTCAGCATCGTCCAGGACGGTCTGTTGCAGAACCTGGTCTGCCGCACCGATCCGGAAGGGATCGCCGACTACATCGTCACGGCCGGGAACCGCCGCTGGCATGCGATCCAGCAGGCCATCTTCGACGCCGACTGGCCCGAGGACCGCCCGATCCGGATCAAGCTGCGCGAGGGCGACGCCCAATCCTCCCTGCTGACCGCCATCGTCGAGAACAAGCAGCGCGCCGACATGACCGAGATCGAGGAGGCCGAGGCCTTCGGCGACCTGGTCAACGTCCACGGCATGAAGACCATCGACATCGCAGGCAAGACCGGCCTGTCGCAGAAGGTCATCCAGAACCGTCTGAAGCTGCTGCGCCTGTCGGACGAAGACAAACAGCGGATGCGCCTGCCCGAGGATCACCCCGACCACCTGGGCTACAAGGCCGCCCTGCGTCAGCTGACGGTGACGCGAGAGCCCGAACCCACCCTGTCGCAACAGATCGCCGAACACGGGACCGCGACCCTCGCGACCGGCGAACCCGGTTCGCCCGATCCGTCGCCGACGCCGAGCCCCGCCGCCTCCCTGGGTCGCTCGCTGACCGACGTCGAGGCCCTGATCCTGGCCGAGGTCGCGGACAAGGCCGAGCGCCAGCCCGACGACCTTCATCCCGGCTACACCGCCGCCCTGCCCCAGGCGATGAAATCGGGCGTACCCCACCTGATCGCGCGCGGCCTGCTGGGCACCCGGCAAAAGGGCATGACCCTGCTGATCCGTCCGCTGCTGCACACTTCGGGCCTGAAGCAATGGCTTGAGGCCATCGGCTTCTATGACGCCGGCCGCGACACGGTTCTGTTTGAACTGGCGGCCCGCGTTCAGGGTGCCGAAAACACCGCCGACCGGCAGTCGTGCGGAATCCGCTACGCCACCGCATGGCTGAACCTTGAGGGCGATCCTCGCAATGAAGCCGCGACATCTGCTTCAGCGCCAGACGACATCGCACTTCGAACCTTCAAACCCGACCCCAGCCTGACGCAAGCCGACATCGACGAAGCCTATGAGGCGACCGAACGCGCCGTCCGCAGTCTCCATGAGCCTGAACAGCCCGAACTGATCGAGGCGACAGAGGAAGAGAAGGCCGCCCGCCGCCGCGCAGAACGGATGGCGGCCGAGGCGGCGTCCGACGAAGCCGCGCTCGCCACCTTTGTCGGGTGGATGCGGGACAAGCTGGCGGCGAAGCGTGCTGAAGGCGCTCACGGCTGGCGTAACCCCGAGGCCTGCGCGGTCCAGGACATCGCTGACCAGCTGGTCGGGCACGTCGCCAAGGGCGATCCGGTGGACATCGCGATCCTCGCAATGATGCTGGGGATCAAGGCGGGAGCCATGGGCGCTCCAGGCCACCTGCGAACCATGCCGACGCCGCGTATGGAGCGGCTGATGATAGAGGCCCGCGCCGCCCGCTACGTCAGCGCCGAAGGCCCCGCAGAACCCGATCCCGTCGAGGACTTTGTCCAGGAAGAGCTGGACGACGAAGAAGCCGACGCGGGCGGCGTTTGGACCGAGGCCGCGCGAGCCTTCGACGGCAAGCGCGAACGCGGCGGACCGGCCGTCCCCATCCGCAAGAGCATCACGCCCGACTTCATCGTCTGTTTGGAGGATGGTCGGAAGTTCAAGTCGCTCAAGCGGCATCTGCGCACCCGGTACGACCTGTCGCCCGAGGAGTACCGCGCCAAGTGGGGGCTCCCGTCTGACTACCCGATGGTGGCGCCGAACTACGCCAAGGCTCGCGCCGACCTCGCCCGTCAGATGGGGTTGCGCGACGCATGACCCCCGCCGCCCTGCAAACCCCCTTCGGCCGCACCGCCACGCCCCTGCGGCTCCAACGGTCCGCACCCAACCTCGCCGCCACCCTGACCCATGGAAGGAGACCGCCTTTGCCGTCCGCCCGCTACGTCCTGCTGCCCAAACTGGACAATGTCACCAAGCCCAAGGCCTTCCCCACCTTGGCGGCCCTCGCCGCCTGTATCGAACGCGCACGCGGGACCCAGGCCCTTCACCTGGTCGAGGTCGAAGATCTGGAGTTCCGCGACGTCTCTGGCCTTCATCGCGGCGTCCAGGTCTGGACCCTCGATCTCGCCAACGAGAAAGACCGTCTGATCGGCTACGCATGGCTGAACGGACGGGGGCGCGAGGCGCTTGAACCGGCCCTGCGTCAGGCCTGCATCCAGGCGGCGGCGTGATGACCCGGACCTTCACCACCCTCCGTGCCGCCAACGCCGCCCGTCAGGCCGAGTGGGACCCGGACGACCGGATCACCCTCGCCTATCGCGGCAATGAAATGGGCGGCGAGTGCGGCGAGGCGCAGAACGTCATCAAGAAGCTGGAGCGTGAACGCCTCGGCATCCGGGGCTCGCGGGCCACGGTCCAAGACTTGGCCGACGAGCTGGCCGATGTCGTCATCTGCGCCGACCTGATCGCCATGGCCGAAGGCATCGACCTCGACCAGGCCATCGCACGCAAGTTCAACCTGACGTCGGAAAAGCAGGGGCTGGAGACGCGGCTTTCGCTTTTATTTGCAGAGGAGAACCTAAAACAGAATCCGGACGACCTGGACGAACCCCTGCGCTGGTTCTTGCTCATGATCGAAGCGGCAGGCGGTGAGATCAATAGCAGCGAATACCCGCACAATCCGATCAACGTCTTCTGCGACGACCGAGGCGACGGGACCGACACGTTCAATCTGTCGGAAGATCGCGGCTACACTCACACCACGCATGACAGCGATTTCGACATCAGCACCACACGGCTGACCAACAAGGGGCAAGAAGTCGTTGCCGTCTTGAAGGCGGCCTGAGGAGATAGGTGATGGCGATCCAGCCCGAAGCCGCCGACCTCGACCAGGTCATTCTCCGGAAACTCGACAAGGGCCGCGCCACCGCATGGGCGATGGGCGCGTCCGGCTCTCCGAAAGACCCGATCAAGCGCCGCCTCCGATCGCTGAAGCGTCGCGGCCTGGTTCGCTGCGACGGTGCGATCTGGAGCCGTATACAGGAGCAATCCGCATGAGCGCCCCCCTCGCCCCGCAGGGCCGCCGCGCCCGCATCCTCGCCGCCGCCGCGCGCGAACCCCGCACCCTCAGCGACATCTGCCGTCGCGTGACGCCCAAGGTCGCCCTGACGCGCCAGGACAAGAGCCTGACCCGCCTCAAGGTCACGTCGGCCCTGCGCACCCTGAAGGCGGACGGCTTGATCGTCCGCACCCCCGACGGCTGGCGCGCCACGCCCGCCGGTCGTCAGGCCGTGGGGATCGACTGACCTATGACGAACCCGGTTCGCGACATCGGCCGGCCGGCGGACCTCTTGCCGTCGGTTCTGACCTTCGCCCAGGCCTGCCGGGAACTCCAGGTCGGCGAGCATGTCTTGCGCGGCCTGCTGTCCAGTGGTTCTTTGCGTGGGGGCAAGGTCGGCGGCACGTGGCGTATCCGCCGCGATGACTTCAACGCCTATCTGGAGGCCGTGACATGCCCGTCTATAAGCGCGGCGACATCTGGTGGTACGACTTCACCGTCAAGGGCGAGCGCTTCCGGGGCTCCACGGGCGCGCGGACGAAAGAGGTCGCCATCAAGCTCGAACGCCGCGAATACGACGCCGCGCTCCTGGGAAATCTACATAAACCCCTCACGCTAGAGGAGGCGGCGGACCTCTGGTTCACCGCCCGCAAGGCCGGGCGCAAGGACGCCGTCACCACGGCCCGCCGCATCAAGATCATGCTGCGTCACATCCCCGGCGCCACGCCCCTGGCGGACATCGGCGCGCGAACGATCACCGAGGCCATGAACGCCCGGCGCTTCGAGCCCATCCGGCGCGGCAAGAACGCCAAGGACACGGGCAAGCTGCCCACCAACAGCACCATCAACCGCGACCTGATCGACAGCACCCTGCGCCCGATCATGCGCTACGCCGCCCGCAATCTGGAGGCCAAGGTCAAGGACATCCCCTGGTCCGACCTGCGCCTGGCCGAACCGCGCCCGGTCGTCATCTGGTTCACAGACGACCAGATCGCCGCCTGGGCCGAACACATGCCCCATTGGCACCGGCCCATCCTGCGTTTCATGCTGCGCTACGGCGTGCGGCTGAAGGAAGCCTTCTTCAACTTCGACGAAGCGGTCCACGACGGGCCGGGCGGCATGGACATCTACACCCGCGACCGCAAGAACGGCCCCCACGTCGTCGCCCTTCTGGACGAGGACGCCAGGGAAATGCGCGCCCGCATCGGACGCGCCCGCGCCTTCAACGTCGGCCGACCGCCAGAGCAACGTCTGACCACGCCTTGGTTCCGCGAGATGAAGGACGGCAGCCTGCGCCCGATCCAGTGGCGCGGATTCCAGTCGGCCTCGGACCTCGCCCTCGATCGCGCCAAGATCGACGCCCGCCCGGCCCACGACGCCCGCCACCACGCGGCCACCATGCTGCTGCGCCTCAGCAAGGGTGATCTGGCCAGCGTCAAGGAACTGCTGGGGCATGAGGCGATCCAATCGACCATGCGCTACGCCCACACCTCGCGCGACGATCTGCGCGCGGCGCTACGTCACGCATACGCCACACCGGCCACGCCTGACGCCGAAAACCCTAACGATAACAATACGAAAAAGACCGCATAGACCGGCCTCAAAATCCAGTTCCGAGAGGAGTGTCGGTTCGAGCCCGACCACCCGCACCAAAGATCAGATCCGGCGGACGCCGCCGCAGCCGCGCCCGCCGTCTCTTCAGTCTTCGATCGGGGTCGTCCGACCTGCGCCCGCCCCTGCGCCCAGGTCCGCGCCGGTCACGGGGTCGGACTCGGGGTCCGACATGGTCCGGCTCATGAAGGCTTCCACCGCCTTGCCCGCCTTGGCGTCCATCTCGACCGTGGCGTGGCCGTCGCCGCCGTCCACCGCCATCTGCATCTCGCGATCGGACACCA